TGGGTATACCTAACGTACAATTACGAGTCTTCTTTATTTAAAACCCTGGAGTAGTAACTGAAAGATTGTAGAATGGGATGGATCTTTAAACGACCCCGCTGATCCTTCTGTAATTATTAGTGTCTTTGGTAAGATGATGAGACGATGCTTTGTAACTCCTATCGGTTTAATGTTTATGATGTTTGGTGCCACAGCCAATTGATATTAGATCAATATCTGAGCTATGCTTTTGGCTTGCAATACACCTGGAAATGGGGCCATCTTTGTATTAAGAGGCAACCCCTCACCATTATACTGTTGATTACGTGCTGGATTGAAATTATTGCCTAAATTTAAGAAGTAAGCTAGGACTAGCAAATATAAGCCTTAACCAAAAGACTTAGAATAGATGGCACTAAATATTATGAAATTGAACGATGTTACTGATTTGTCGGTAGCTAGTTATTTAGCTCAACAGACTATCCAGGATCAACTAACAGAAGAGTGGTTATTAGGCACAGACCTATAATTGGTACCTATGAGTTTTAAAAGTTTTAAAGTGAGCGAGGCATTATATCATATGATTTTTGATAAATGATTTGGGTCCAATGGAACCGCTGATCGCTGACAGTTGTTAGAAATATGTTAGCCATATTGTCAGTAAGCTATTCAAGATATATTGCCAGTTGCTTTAACGGAACAAAATCTACTCTAGTACATAGGCCAGATTCAAGAAGTCATTGAGCCGGTAAGTCTCAATACCAACGTGTTGGACTTCTTGTTTGAGTACGACTGAATTCTCACACTAGCTGTGAAACAAATTCACATCTTCTAAGGCATCTAGGTAAGCTACTCAGTGTTAGTCACTGACTATGACTCAATTTGGGATGTCAAAAGTTGGCCCGTAGCTAAATACCATAACTTAGTTAGATTGATAACTCAGCGGCATTTTGGTTACAGAATAACTAGAAACGTACTAAGTTGAGTGCAAGATGCTACTTCTCTTGAACTATAGGTATTACGATCAGCTAGTTTGACTAAGTCAACAA